GAGCACCATCTGACCAGTTTTGACCGTCAGGCGAACAGGATCAAATACACCTGCTGCTACACTGGCTCCAATACGCACACCTGTTTCACCAGGCGCTAATGTCTCAGCTACATATTCAGCACCTGCTGAGCTTGCAACACCACTAGCTTCTAGTGCAGCAAATGTTTTAGGTGAAGTCTTGGCTGTATTAATGATCTGGTTCAGGAATTTACCAACTCCTGTCTCTGCGAATTGATATCCTTTAGCCGCAGCCGCATAAGGTGCAACTACGAATGGGAGAGATTCACCGACTACACGAGCACCGTAGGCAGCGGGACGTTGTCCTGGCGGTAATTCTTCTGGACGTGGGATACCTGCAGCTTCGGTGATTTTTTCGCCACCGTAACTACCACCGAATAAACCAAAAATACCACCAGCGACTGTGGCAACTGCTTTGGCTGGTCCCGGTAGTGGTAATGATGCGCCAAGGCGACCACCTGCAAGCATACCCCCAAGCCCAGCAGTACCTTCAATAGCACCGCCAATGCTTTGCTGTGCCATGACTTCACTGATGCTTTGCATCTCTTGCTGCAAAGTCATTTCACCTTGAGCTTGGACCTGTGTACCAGATGATCCACTGTCTTTTTCAATAATAGCGGCCCAAGGATCATCACTGGTAGATTTAGCACTTGGTTCACTTACATCAGCAGAATCTTTTTCAATGATTGACGCCCATTCGTTGTTTACATCGCCAGCCATTGTTTAGTCCCCTTTCTTCTGAAGAATCGAACCAGTAGTAGGGGCAACATACCACTTCCCTACAGGAATTGCTTTGTAGTCATCAGGTGTCTTTGGTCTGAAAATGTTCATGCCGTTCAATGCACGGATGATATTGTTACTCAGTGAAGCAGCATCCAATTTTTCCTGTTTCCCTGCGAGTGCTTCACCATCGGTAATTTTGCGCAACTCCACCAACTTCTTACGGAGGTCCGTATCAATCTCAACCATTCGGGTGCGTAGTGCGGTCTCGTTGTCCCATAACTTAGGTTCAATTGTTACCAATGCCTGCAATTCTTGACGGTACTGATCTGCAATCTTACCTTCTGGTTTAATACCCGCCACGATATCTTCGCGTAGATTCAGTGCGCGTTGCGCAGCTCTTTGGTAAGTCGGATCAATATTTAAACCTTCAGTAAATGGAGTACCGAAACCAGCTCGTGCGGCAGCGGCAATTGGACCTGGTATAAACCCGGCAACATCCCATAGGCTTTCACCTTGATCTGGAATATCTTGCCCCATTTCTGCACCTGCCTGCGGTGCTTGTTGTTTACCGAACGACACTTCACCATATGTAGTAGCGCCACGATTCAATGATTCGCGGACAAACGGGGGCATGGTTGGAGTAGTCGTGTAAACATTACCAAACGCATCGGTACGTTCCTTCGGAGCATACAACTCGTAGACTGACATTTGATATTCTTGAGCTTCCTGCGGAGTCATCAGACCACTTGAGTAGCGCATCGCACCCTCATTGACGATCTTCATTTGACGCTCAGTCATTGTGTTAGTTCCAGCAGTATCCGCGCTGATATTGAACAAGTCATCTATGACTGATTGAGGAGCCTGCTTGCCGGTCATCAACTCGTACATTGTGATCTCATCAGCTACCGTCATATCTTTCTTAGCTGGCATTGTCTTAATACGCTGAATCTCTTCAGTACTAAGATCACGTTTAAGTAGCATTGACCATTTAGCCACTTGAGCATTTTGATACTGGATTGCCTCGGCAGCTTTAGCTTCACCTACTGCAATGTCGATATTGAATTTACGTGAAGCATCAGGGTTGAGAAATTGATTGTACGTTTCGTCACCCATCATCTTTTTAGCGACTGAGTAGTTACCTCTTTCAAGTAATCCACTAATTGCACCAGCAACCAGGCTACTTTTGCCCGACGTGCGGAAATCACGTTCCTGATCTGGGTAGAGTGCAGGGGCAAGCTGGCTAATTTGAGTATCGAATTCCGCCAGAATATTATCAGTCTGATCCGGAGCAGCTGTGATTTTAGCCACCAATGAATTAACTGAATTCTGAACCGTATCTGCCAGCATCTTATGCTGTGCTTCAATCTGGGTGGTAAGCGCCAGCTTGTTGTACTGACCAGTCTGGTTTTCCAGCGATACACGTAATGCTTCACGGCCCGAATTCGATCCTTTAAATTGTGTGATCAGATCGTTTTTACGTTGATCAAGATCTATCTGGTACTGAGCCAGTGTTTCAGGATTTGTCAGATCACCAGTTGTACGATACGTTTCAAGATTATTAATTGAATCTTGATCGAACTGGTTCAATAGGCGCACACGTTCAAGCACGTCATTACGCTGCTGGATATTTGCGCCGATGGTGCTGAATGTATCACCCATCTGCGACATTGCTTGCCCAACACCAGCACCCGCAGCCTGGGGTGTCATTGCAGTCGGTTGAGGTTTAGTCTGTTGCTGATAAACCGAAAATCTTGCCATGATCTAATCCTCTAAACAAAGCGACTGGCGGTTGATAATAATGAAGTACCTGCTCGCACATAGCCTTCTCTTCTATACTGTTTTGCGCTACTGCGATATACATCAGCTTGCTGGCCGCCACTCCATGCTGCATTTAAAGCATCAATTTCTGCATTAGATGCTGACTCAGCTAATGCAATTAATGGTGTACCTGAAGCCGTTGCTCCAGATTTAGCAATAGCGGCACGCATCTGTCCTTGATATCGTTTAGATTCAGCCCGTATTCGACCTGCCTCTATCTCGCCTTGCATTTTAGCCATTTGAGCATTGTAGTCTGCAGCATTGGCACTGGCTTGACCTGCCGATATTGCGCCTAATGCGCCTAACGTACCACCTACTGTTGAAAGCGTAGGTGCTAAAGCAAATGCACCAGCGGTTCCAAATAAACCAGTGGTGGCCGCTGTTGCTGCTGTTGTCGCTGTTGCTGCTGTTGCCGCACTACCTAACAGAAACGGTTCTATTCCACTCATTTTTTCACCCTAGCGTATAGAATCATATCAGCACCATCTGGGCGATATGCCTTCATGTAACCTTCTAGTTCGAATCCGAGCATTTTGATCCATCTGTGGCCTTGCTCAAATCCAACATCAACCGTAGCCTCTACTCGTCTAAACGGACAATCTTCTAAAAGTCGCAGTGCAACTTTTGTTATGTGTACGAAATGTGCTCCTGATTCCTCAGATAGCAGAGACCATATTATTGCTCTATTTTCCCACTGTGGTGATAAACCTGCAATTCCCACCACTTTACCGTCAATTTCACCTGTAAACACTAAACCTTGGTCAGATAATTCTGTTAAATCTGATTCAGCATCGATCATATCGGCTAGATATGATTGAGCCGGTTGCAGTTTTAATTTTGCAGTATCGCCTTTTTCCCAAGGTCTAACGATCATAAGTGGTCAATTGAGGCATTAGGGCTACCAACGTACACGGTGTCGGTAGACGATGTTGTATGGTTATTTCCGGTGCCACTTCATACCCACTTGGCCACGGAAGCGTTTTTGTATGACCTGTGAACAGAGGTAATGCCGAGTCCATGTCATCAAGACTCGAACGGACGTGATATTCATCCATCTCTGTTTCACTAGGTCCGTACCAAAGCCCAGGCCCGGTTTCATGTAAACGAATGGTGACGTTGTTAATTCGTTGTGTCTTACCCTGAGCAATACCGTCTGCCGCACCTGCTTCAACAGGCATGGTCTTAATAGTAGAAGTATAGCTCAATCCTACATTGACTATAGATCCTGCATACTGAAGGGTAATGGCGCCTGAACTTACTACTAAATCAGGATGCACAGCACCGTCTACCAATAGAGATACTGTTTCACCTTCAAGATGATCCAATCCGCTAATACTGGCAGTCGCTGATCCGTTGTATGTCAAAGCACAATCTAAAAACAGACCGGTGTTATCAGTCAGATACTTTTCAAAGTACTCTAAATATTTCACCGTATTACCATCAATTGTGCGTTCTACTACCATCCAAGTAGAATCCTGATCGCCATCCCAATGGGGAATTGTTACAATTGATTTGATATCACCACCAACATCATGTCGATGCCAACCGATAACTTCTTCAGCACGCTCGTATGTCATACCTGCCAATGTACCATCGGCTAACACTACCCACACAACCTGACTAGGTTCCTGCTGGTAGCTCATTGTCACAATACCAGGCTTAGTTATGTGATTTGAAAGGATCGTCATATCAGGCGCAACGAACGAATCGCTTTCAAACTGATAAACGTGTTCACGTACTTTACGTCCAGCACGTTGAACAAACAGAATCACGTTACCAATACGAATCGGGCGAACATTACCGGCGTTACCATATGTGGTCTGAGAGATAATCCGCACGTTAGTCGGAGTAACTGCTTGAGTCGTATCGCTGGCACTAAGGGTGAATTCGCCAGACATAGTACCAATAACCAACACTTTGCCCGGATGCAGCCACTCGATTGTGTTCATATCCTGTGTGTTGATTGTGTAGTTCAACCCATCGTCATCATTAGTGCCGTACTTGTGGTTTTCATAATCACCACTCACAGAAGCCCATAATGTCTGAGGGTTAGAACTATTACCGGCAAACCATAACCGATCTTCGTAGAAAGTAACTGATCGCGGATACCCGTTGGTGTCAGACCATGCACCTTGAGACCATTTAGTGCTACCCGATGTTGATGTACTAGGGAGCAACGAAATAACGGTAGCGTCAACTACAGTCGGGCTAGTATATGCTGTAATTTCAGCATAACCATTACCATCATGCTGGAATTCCCAAGTAACAGTCCCATCTGATTCAGTCCCCTCATTGTGAACTGGTGGACGGGTACCTGTTGTACCAGTACTGGTAGATTTATATAGATTCCCATCATAGTGACGGTAAGCACCAGAAGAGACCGAATCGCCAGCTTTCCAGATATTGTACTTAGACTCAATCACTTCAGAGAACATGATATATCCGCCAACACCGGTACTAGCGAATAATGATGCTGATGCTGTCAGAGTAATTGAACCTGTTATCGCAGAAGCTGTGATTGTAGTAGATTCGACATTCTCATCACCAAAAGGGGGCCAGTCAAAAGCAACTTCTGTAATCGTCCAATTAGTTGGTGCATATCGAGCTAACTTGTACGGCGGGTAGTTCGGATGAGATATGTAAACAACATCGGCAGATTGTGCAAAATCAATCGCGTCTAATTCAGTGTGACCATACGGAGACGCAATTTCATAAGGCGAACCACCGCTAAGAACAACGCCACCGTTTGCATAGAAACGGATGTAGTTATCCCCAAACTCCAGCACGTATGCTTGTTCAGTGCTGTATTGGAATGGGATCAGACGGACGTTCTTAGAAGAATCTTTAACTTCGTTTACAAAACGTGTACCCGCACGTTTGCGCGCAGGACCGTGAATCAAAGGGACGAAATTAAGCATCGTATCGCATCCATTGCGATACTTGGTTAAATCTATCCTACCTTTTAACTGGGGCGATAATTCACCAGCATTAAAAGAGTTTTGAATAGGTGAGGCTTTAGGCATTTACAACCTCGCTGTAATCCAATCATCTTCCGCAAAAGATACCGGAGGATTCTCCTGACCATCTACTCGTTTGGCATTTGTTAGCGCAGCATCCAAATCTTTGATCAGCTCGTTCTTTTTGGTGTTGCTTTGGGTCAATGGTTCGCATAACTCAATTGCTAGTCGAGTTGCTACAACATCGACAAACATAGAATCGTACTGATTCGGATCTGTGACTTTGTAGATGTATCGGATATAAAGAACCGTTTCATCACATAGAATGTTATTGGACTCAATCTGATGATTGAATTGTGCCGAATCCAATATTTCAATCATTCGCAGATAGTCACTTGGAATCGGAAAGGCGTAACTGAATCCCCAGGCAGGGGTTTCATCGGATGGTGCGAGTGCTAAACGCTTGACTGCAAAGTTCCAAGGATGGGCGCGTAACATTTCATCACGAACCATTTCCCAACTACGCAGACATAAATTAGCTGCCTTAGTACCATCATTAAGGCTAGTGATAGCACCATGACCAAGTTTGTCTAGTGCTTTGTTACAAACTTCGACCACTGAAGGCATGTATCACTCCTAGATTAAGAAAGGGGGCCGAAGCCCCCAGTCTATTAAGGCGCTGAACAGTACAAATCGATAATGAGAGTACCAGAACTCGGAAGAGCCGCAGTACCTACAGTAGCGATAACTGTTTCTTCAGCAGACAGCGGAGCATCATCTACTGCAGTTGATACACCGAACATAGTCGGAGCAGCCGCAGTAAATGTAGCAGCAGCGCGGTACTTACCAGCAGTACCATCGATACCTACAGCTACAGTCGCTGTACCTAGAGTTGCTGACGCATTGATCACACCGTATGCAAACGCATAACCAGCAGGAACTTTTGCCAGAACGATTGTGTCACCTGAAGCCTGTGAAGCCATGGTAACAGTAGCTCGGAATCGGCGTACACGACCACCAACTACAGCACCGTTAGCCATAGTGGTAGGAGTAGTAGACTGACCAGAGATTTCACTTGCGTATGTTTCAGCCATGAGTAATCACCCCCTTATTCGGCACAAAGGACTTCAACCACTTTGCCCTCTTCAGTACGTGTAGAACCGAAGGTTCCTTTCACGTAGATCTGAGTAGCGTGTGATTTATCCGCACGGTCGCTGATCTTAGCATTAACATCATTCCACATACCGAGGTGCAAGCCAGACTTAGCCCAAGCAAATACACGGCGGTTAGAAGAACCGTCAACACCTAGACGTTCAGTGTGTAGGAATTTGAATCCCATGAAGGTATCAACCTGACCCTGAACAAGTGCTTTTACAGTGTTGTAATCAGCAGAAGTCACTTCAGTAGTGCCTAGCAGATCATCAAGCTGTTTAGCAGTTACAGCAATGTAAAGTGGGTCCATGTCCACATCAACTTCGTTAGACAGAAGAATCTTCTTAGTCTCACGTAGTTTAGCAATAGTCAGACCAGCCGCACCTGCAGCGATTTGCTGGTTAGACGTGTCAAATGCAGTAGTGGTAGTACCGTTTTCACCAGTCTTAGAAGAACCCAGTGCAGCAGAGATGATTTCATCATCGATACCACGACCAAGCGCATAAGCACCGTTGATGGCGTACGGGTTGGTTGGATCAATCAGAGCGCGCAGCTTATCCTGATCGTCCACAAGATCAGCCCACTCGTAATCAACTGGGAAAACCCAGCGAGCATCGTGCGGAGTAGAGATCAGTGGAGTATCAGCATGGCGGCTGGTACGTTTCTGAGCAGTTACGGCACCAATCTGTTCAACTGCTTTAGCAGCTTTACCAGTGTAAGAGCCAATTGTTACGGCATCACGTAGACGTGAACCGCGCTGTTGCAGAAGCAGAGCTACGTTTGAGCTGTACTGCTGCACAAATGCAGTAGAAATTTCAAAACTCATAGTATTGAACTCCGAAAAGTTAATTTAATAACCGGTAACTTTTTCGACTTATCCAACTATGAGTTGGGGTCCGATTTGTCCATCGTAGGCTCGTCAGTTGTCCCATTACGGGGCTTTCTACCTCTACGGCGGGGCGATGAGGCCGGTACTTCCTCATCTTTACCTTTTGAATTTAGCACATACTCTTCTATTTTGAAACAAGTGTCCAGAATAGCAGAGGGATCGACTAAACCTACTCGGGTCGCTTGTGGGATAACAGCTTCTACTATACGCAAACGAATTTCGTTGTCGTTAAGCATAAGCCGCCTCCATCAAACGAGAATATTTAGCAACCGCGTCCTTGTTACCACTCAAATACTGATCCATGAATGATTTATCGGTGCGGAGATCGTTCAATTGTTGCTGTGCTGCCGCTGGAGTCAAACCAAATGAGCCTGATCCCTGACGTTCACCACCTTCAAATGACGATTCGCTCATCTTAGAGCCAAAAGAAGCAAACAGTTTAAGCATATCTGCTGTACCTAGTTTATCTTCAATGGCATTTAGCGCATCAGCATCGTAACCCAAGGCGGCAACAGCACGTTTACCCGCATCGATCTGGGAATCAAATCCTTGACCCCATTCTTTTTTAAGATTGGCGATTGCCTGTTCTGCTTGCTGTTCCTGGTTAGATTGCATCTGCTCTAAACGGGAACCAGACATTTCATTCCAATCACCGAACAACCCTTTAGCCTGAGCATCTGTCAGACCGTATTTGTGTGCAGTATTGCGGAACCAATCAGTTAATTCAGCATCAGCGGTATCCGGTACGTCTAAACCATACTTATCGGCTGTTTCAGGACGACCTAGTTTATTGAAGAAATCGTTCATAGCTTCTTCACCAGCATCCATACCTGGCATTTCGATCAGATTCTTACTACCACCAACAAACTTTTCCAAGTTACGGTAGCTGCTTAGAACATCGTCTACACCTTGCCAGCCTTTGTTTCCAATATACGCACTGGTTTCTTCATCAAAACCACTATTCCATGCTCCGTTGTCAACGGCACCATTGTCACCAGCAGTACCGTTATCTGCGGCACCACCGTTATCGCCCATCAGGGCGGCAGTAGCTTCACTCATTAGGAGTTTCCTCGATTAAATTGTAGATATCATCATCTGTGAGTTGGAGATGACTCATTATTCTGAGCCAAACTTCGCGTCTACCTTCGAGAAGGAATGTCGTATGGACATTATTCACATCGGCAGTTGGTAAGGTAGCCCGACAAAAGCGGCGGAGATCCGCTAGAACCTCCTGACCGTGCGGACCACCGAATATGGCTTTGTATGCAGTGGATCGCGCTGCAATCTGTTTATTCCTGCTTATACCCATTACTGACCTGTCAGAAGTTGATTAGCTTGAGCTGCATCCTTCATAGCACCTGCTAAAGGTTGTGCCGCAGCAATTTGTTGCTGCATAGCCTCCTGCTGTGCCCGTGCCTGTCGGAGCTTCATTACTTCTTCAGGACTACGCAGAATCGGTGTTGGTACACCTGATACTTCAGCAGTCATACGCGCAAGCTCGTCCTTATTGAACACGTCCAGTACAGAAGGATCCATCTGAGCAAATGGCGCCAGTAGCTCCATTGTGCGCTGCACACCTACGAGTTCTTCTGCACGTTGCATACGGCTCATTGGCGAATCGTAAATGATCTCATATTCACCACCTGCTTCGATAAGTGCATCAGGCATCGGTGGGAGCACGTTATGAAACATCAAAAGATCAAGTTCGCGCTCAATTAGTGGCCCAAGTGCTTCAGATTGTTGGCGACCCATTGTCGGAGTCAACAACATTCCTTTTTCTTGCGCACGAATCAGAGCTTCAGTGGCGGTCATGCGTGGGGTTTCGACTAGGATCTGGAATAGAGTTACCAGAAACGCATCATCGATAGCCTGTCTGCGCTGTTCCATCTTCGCTTCGTTAATGTCCACACGGGAACCAGTGTTGAACGGCTGGATCAGTGGACGCCCATCACGGCTTACACCACCTACGTTCAGACCACCAGGACGCATGTTCACCGACATGGCTCCACCACCAAGAATCCCGTCATCGTGCAACAAAATCGGTGGATCGATCAGTTTATGCGCGGCTCGAATGTCCGTTTTAGCCATTTCGTTCAGCATCTTGATATCAGGCAGTGCTGACATAGCTGGCGAACGACCATAAATTTCATCCGGTGCTGTTACGTAACGACTAACTGAGAACGGGAAGCTGTTATATCCACCTTCAGGCGCTACCATGACCTTTTCTTTGACTGCAATGTAGTACGACGCAAAGGGCATATTCTTCGCGTCTGCTTTACTGCTGTCATAATTCACACGTGGGGCAACGTAATGAATAAAAGCGAATTCTTCTTTCTCTTTGTTCGGATCTTCTAGTGCTTTCTGAATAGATTCTGGAAGATTCTCGTACCCGAATCGCTGCATAGCTTGACGTGCGGTGTACCGAAATTCACGGTAAACCGTATCAATCACGCCCTGATGGTTCTCACAGAAGTAAGTATCCTTCAGGTTAAGACAACGGTATCGCAGACCCGAACCAGGCTGAAAATCGATAAACAAGCTGCCCGTACCAAACGCACCCACTGAAGTCCAACGCTCATAGTTCTGACCGGCAAAGTTAGCCTTTGGAGCGTATCGCATCGAATAAAGAATGTTGTTTACCTGGTAGAACCAGTCCTGAACAGCAAAATCACGGTTAAGCGATTCATCGGTAGTCTTTAAGTTATGCCATTTCTGCTGACGCGGAGTAAGCATTGAGTCCATAACTGCAGCAAAACGATCCAATGCCATAATAGGCTTAGAGTCGAACACCTTTTCGGTTTTCTTTTCACCGTCAGTACGATTACCTGTAAACCCACGCTGACGCGGAAGCACACGCTCGGCTATCTCTTCCCAGTGATACTCCCAGTTACTGCGAGCACCTTTGATGGAATCAAACCGTTTAACGATTTCATCTACATCAGCCATAGACATGATCATTTCCTCTTCTTGGAAAATTCTTTCGCCACTTTCTTAGGTGGACATTTCCCTTTAACCGTTTCGGGCGAATGTAGACACATTGCCATGAACTTTTGCTGCTTATCGCTTTTTGCTGGCATTATTCAACCCATCCCACTAGACCCGCAGTTACAATCGCACCTTTATCGGTACTCACTGTAAATCCGACAAGATGACCGGCACCAATAGGTAGCGGCATATCCAAAGATAATCCAGTTGATGAATCCTGCAGTGCGATCCCTGCCTGCGGATAGACGAAGCCTGTCTCTTGTTGATCTAGTCCGTCAATCTGACTTGTCACCAATTGAACAATGACACTCGCCGCTGCCGTACCACTACTCGACCCGGCATACATTGAATGGACATACATCGTTTTATTACGCGGTACTCTGCGGAATGACGATAAACAAGTACGCTCGCCTGCATTGATTTGACTGTAGGTGTTACCACCACTCGTCAATGTGATCGTACCTGCCGCTTTACCACCCGTACCACTGGTTGCCATGTGTATACATTGCACCCAACGAATGTCTGTCGCCAGGGTGTTTACAGGGGTTGTGCCATTCAGTGTGATTATTTCAAACGAGAGATCAAGATCCCCATTCAAATACTCCATCACAACCGTTCGTATGCCTGTACCTGCAGCACTATCACTGGCGCTGGTACTGACAATACTCATCTGGATGCTTTGAGGAACATGAATCACAGTACCATCATGTGATTGAATACTGACATTCGAAGCAGCACCAGTTGTGGTGACTCTCCCGTAGCTCGAAGTGGGATATGCCCCAATGACATTCCCCCTTGAGACTTCATGTTCAAAGGAGCCTGTTTTGAGATACTGCTGTTTCCACTTCGAATCTACGGGATTCATGAGCTAAGTAAACTCGTTCCTGTTTTCTGACTCAAGGCACCGGCTGCTCCACCTACAGGAATGTTACTTTTACGTACCGCCTGTACAGCAGGACTAAACTTAGCAACTTGCGCTGCCGGTGTTTTATCAACCCACTTATCAGCATTCTTCAGTGCGAATAATCCAGCCATTTTATTGCCCCAGTAATTTCTTGGTTCCTGTAGTAACCGATGAGTCACCGCTTGAGAGCATTGTAGCTGCACGACCAGACGCTGCACGTTCACGGCGACGAGCTGCATCTGCAGCACCCGCCGCAGCAGCGGCACTTGCGGTATCTGCTTGTGGAGGTGGAGTAGGTGGAGCAGGAGCTTTAGGTGCCAAACCCAGACTCTTCATAATACCTGACATAGCACATTCCTCTTATAAACTGTATATATCATAGTCCATTTTAGCCGTTTGCCCTATCAGACGATTCCGTCTACGGAGCAAATGACTATCGGATCGGGCTACAGGTTCAGCAAATGTCAGTGCAAGTGCGTCCGCATCGTCCGGAGAGTCCAATCCTCGCTTCTTCATCGAGTCTTTTGTCTCCAGCTTAATCTGCCCTTTAACATGGATACTGTACTCGGGACCGGTTAAATCGTCAATTAAGCCTTGACTGTCACGGATACACCCGTACACCAGCCAATCTCGAAGCAGTCCCCACATCTCTGCGCGTCTGTTCAGGTATTTCTCCGGATCGTTCGCCCGTTCACCCGATTGAACCTCGATTACCCGGTAGCCAAGCTGTTTCAGACGGTCCACGACACCACCGCCAACACCGCCACCATCGACGAATACCGCGTCAGGATTGTACTTGTCGATCTGATCGGCCACGTTCGCTGCCAGCTCCATTGTGTTCACTTTCCGATAGCGTGTCGGCTCGATTGTCCTCGCGTCCCGCCCTCTACGAAAATAGATCACCGATTCATCGTCTCCGAACCGAGCAACGTCCACGCCCATGATCAGTGGCGCACCGTTATCTTCTTCAACCTCACGGGTCGCCGCATCCTGGACCACTTCACGCCCGATAAACTGGTTCGATCCGGTACGCGGAAACTCACCTTTCACCTCGACACGGGTTACATCGTGGTCCTCGCCGTACTGATCTGCGATACGTTGGTATACAGACGCATCGACACCTTCTACTGTCCGCGAATCAATGTACCGCGTATCCCAGAATCCACGGTTTTTATGGAAACACTCAAAAAACCGACCCGTGTTCCGTCGAGGGTTCGAGATCGCCACCCACAGTCGAAGCTCTGCCAGGTCCGTAAAGAAGCCCTCCGTTACCTGCCAGATCGGGTCCGGTATACCCGAGGCTTCATCAAACTGCACCATCATCCCGATCTGCGAGTGGGCACCCGCAAACGCATCTGGGTTCTCCTCAGACCATGACTGCGCATCGGTATAGTAGTACTGGGTGTCCATCTTTAGCTGAGCCTGGAGTAGCTCCGCGAACCACTTCGCCGGACGAAGGGACATGCTGGACTTCTCGAACCAGTGACGATTGATACTCATCGTGTGCCACTTACCCAACTCGGCCATTGTACGAGAACGTAACTGCGTCTCCGTGTTCGCCGTGACGATGTTGGTCCCACCCATCCAGCAAGACATGAACCACATATCGAGCATCCCCAAGAACGCTGATTTCCCCGGTCCACGCCCCGATGATATGGCGAGATAAATTACATCAGTCGGCAGCCCTATCGCTGCTTTCTGCCGATTGATCAACATCTTCTCTTTGATCTTACGAAACTCTTGGATCTGCCAGCTACGCGGTCCAGGGAACCGAGCGAGTGGTGTGCCCTTCACGCCCCACGGGAACGCATATCGAACATACCCTTCAGGATCATACTTGAAGCGCAGGATCGCCGTGATTAGCTCCTGCTCTTTATTACTCGCCTCTTTCATACTCACCCTCGATCAGAACCCCACTAGCAATCCGCTGCTCTGCCTGCTCCATCGCCGCGCTAATGTCCACGGTAACACTCTGCTCCACCTGTTTAATGTCGCCATACCGTTTCCGGTTCCACGCACCCATCACAAACTTCCGAGCATTAATACGAAGGGTAGATCGCGCTACATCCTCCATGCTGTCCTGTGCATCGGCAATTTCAATGATCTCACTGGCGAGCATTTCAGTGCCTAGCTCTTGGGCTTCCTGATACCGAGACTTACGCATTTCGTCCGAGTGTATCCACCGAAGCAGGTGTTCGTACTCTACACGGCGCACATCGTCATTCAGAATCTGTTTGAGCGGGCGACCATTAGAGATCTCGACGAGGATGGACTCAAACATATTCTCATAGGTCATGTGAAGCAGTTCGAGTGCAGGCTTAGGTTTAGATTCAGAGATCGATTTGCTAGTGTTGGGCTTATCGGCTTCTTGTGAGGGTGCCGGGACCAACCAAGCAGGGATATCAGTCATAGTGTGTTCCTCGATTGTTAATACGATTGTATTACACGGTTGTATGTGAATCCAATTTTCAAAATTTTTATATTTTTATCACGAGTCTCAATGGGATCTGAGTTTCAAAATTATCACGTGGTGCTCGGGTGACCACCCTGACTCAATCACCTTGGACCTGCTGGGGCCCTGCCCCCCTCCATCTCGGAACCGATGACCGGCGGAATCCCCAGTAAAATCAACCACTTAGGCCAGGGTTTACCTGCTACCGACGCCACCCGGCAGGCCCATGGGACCGGCGCCGATGCCACCCGATGCCACCCGATGCCACCCGATGCCACCCGATGCCACCCGATGCCACCCGGCCCAGGGTGAACCCAATCAACCTGCTGCACCCGATGCTACCCGATGCCACCCGGCCCAGGGTGAACCCGATCAACCTGCAGCACCCGATCAA